GGCGGGCCCCCAAGCGGCTGCTGCGCCGCAGCCGGTGCAAACGAAGCCGGAGGCCCAGCGTCAGCACCGGGCATACCCGCAAGATTGATCGAGCCAACACCCGCAGCCGGAGGCCCAGCGTTAGCACCGGGCATACCAGCAAGATTGATCGCGCCTGCGTCAGCGCCATACCCGCCCATCGGCTGTTGCGGAGGCGGGGCAACCATCTGGTTAGCAGCAGCCCACGAAGTGTTCTCAGGCACCCCAAGGAGCAAATTGCGCGCGCTCATAAGCTGCGCATCAGTGACGCCAAAGTTGCGCGCCCCGCTGACAAAGTCAGCTTCTGACATCCCGCCTTGCGTAACAAACTGCTTGTAGTAGTCTGCGATCTGCTGAGACGAGAAAGGCGCTGCAGCAGGCGTGGCACTCCCTGCCACCGACCCGCCGTCCGCGTACAAGTGAACAGCTTCTCCTGACGGGGGCGGCACAACACCACCGCCCGCCGCCTCATACGGCGTCAACGGCGTAAGGCGGTCATCGAAGTACTGTCCGCCCATCTGCTGCGCTTCTTGCCAAGGCCGCTGCTGCCGCTGCATGACCATTGGGCGAATCAACGACGGCTGCTTAGTGACCGTCGGTACCGTCTTTTGCGGCTCCATCATAGACGCGCCAGCCAACCCCGCCAGCCCTGCCTGCATCAGCCCCTTGCTGCCCCCCATGGCGTCGACAAACGCCTGCGGTCCGCCCTTCTCGGTCAGTCGACCAAACCCAGCCCCAATCTTGTCAAATGCAGACGGCGCAGCACTTGCGCTGAACACTTCTCCGGGCGGCAGATTGGCCGCGTAGGGCACCGATGCCGCCTGATTAGCCAATGCCTGCGCGCCAAGGTCTGTCAGCCCACCCGCCAGACTGGCACCGCTGTAGGCCCCGAGTCCCGCCGCGAGGCCCTTGCTGAGACTGCCAGAGGCCAGCCCCGTGGCGCTGCCGATCAGCAGACTGGACGCAAAAGGGTTCCATCCCGTGACGCTGCTTACCGCTGCACCGGCAAGTGCCGGCAGGATCTTCTTGAGGAAATTTGCCTCAGGCAGACCTGTCTCGGGGTTGACCGTAAGCTCCCCTCCATGCGCACGAGCAATAGCGGCAAGACCGGCTACTTCGCCGGGAGTCATATGCACAAGGGTGGAGTCCCCGTGACGGCCTTTATGGGCGATTTCCTGAGCAAGATTCGCAAGGCTCATGCGTACCTCAATTGTCCGCCGGATAGGCGTAGGTAGCCGTCATGATGACGGACGGAATGGCGGGGATGGGCGCTGCCGCAGGCTCTGCGAGTATTCTAGCGCCGGAATCGGGAGAACTCCACACAAGTTCAAAGTAGTCACCCGCGCTCAAAGACACGAGGTAGTTCCATGCCGCTACCACTTCATCAGTTGCTCCGGCCAAGACCATCTTGGTAGCGCTGTCGGGCACGTCAGTGCCGTTTATCCTAAACCAGAAGTAGAACGCCGCTTTACCGCCGCCTGTGTGGTCTAGCTGCGCAGAGAACTGAAAGTTGTAAACGCCGGCCATCGTTACCTCAAGCCTCGACGGGTTGATTGCGTCTACACTTACCCCGAATGCCTCTGCAGTAGTGTCATACGTCACAAGGTTTACTGCGGACGTTACCGGGTTCGTCTGCGTGGTGGTGCTGTAGAAAGTACCGTAGTTGTTAAAACCCCTGAGCAGCTGCGTAAGCGCGCTGTCAAGCTGCCGGAAGTACAGTCGCAGCGCATTTGTGAGCTTTTCTTGGTGCCCCGAGTCGTATTCTTTTGGCGCTAGTGGTAGGTTAGGGGCGCGGGGCGGGATCAGCTGCGCCATTACTTTCTCCCATCCGGTCTAATGTCGAGACGCGGCGCGCCTAACTGCCAAGTTGTGCCCACTTGTGCGCTAGATACTTTAAGTGCTATCTGCCTGCCACGCACGCGCGTGTACACTTGGCCTGTAAACGCCTCTACCGGTACGGTTGCCGTACGCACCACGTTCGCGCTGTTTGTCCCACCCTGCGAAGCCGGCGTTGTGTAGCCAGAGCCTGCGTTTTTCAACGTCAACAGCGTGAAGTTAGCAGTCGGCGCAGCCGACGAAGAGCCCCTAAAAGTTATATCAGGCAGCACCCGCCAGATGTAGCCGAAATTGTGTCCGTCGCCGATGTCGAACTCAGAGGACTGGATGTAGGATTCGATTGCTGCTGGCGTCCCGGTGGCGTTATCGTCCGTGCCCGATTCATGCGCCACAAGGTTGTTCAGATACGTCGCGGCTTGCGGGTTATTGCGCAGCGCGGAATCGATCCACGCCGTGCGTGCCATCGAGCCGTAGTACCACACGTCTTCGCCGTAGTTATAAACGACGTAGCGATCTACCGTTGTGCTGTTGGCTGTGCAGTAGAACCACCACACCTCGTTAAAGCCTTCGTTTGTGCTGGAAAAAACTTGGGAAGCTTGTCCCAAGTTGATATCATTGTAGATGAACTGCCGAAGGTCGCAGCGTAGCGTTTGCACGCGGCCATCGTACATGTAGAACTTGTCAACACCCATCCAGTAGACTACGCCGGAGGCTAGCGACGCCGCGCGTGTGCTGATGATGGAGATGTTGGCCGACAGCGGCTGGCTTGTCCAAACGTACGGAGGGCCGACATACTGAAACGAGTACAGCGCAGAGTCAGTAAAGACGACGATCTCTTGGCGAGTTTGCACAGCAGCTACAAACGTCGAGCCGCTTGATAGCCGCGTAAAGCCCGCCTGTGTGACCGCAGAAGGGGTCCAGTTAGCGGCGTCTTCTTGGTCAGACCACCGCACCAGCATCGGGTCAATAGCGGTGGAACCGATTTCGTTCGTGCCGAACGCAAACACAAAACGGCTTGTGTCGGAAACAAGCGCGTAGTTGGCGTACAGCGGAGTGTCTGAAGCGCCGGGCATAGTCGACAAAGGAACGCCTCGTGCCGACAACGAGTGCGTGCCAGACTGCGTTCCTGAGGTATTGATGGCCGGCCCGTTATACGTTAGCGACAGCTGCGCTGTAAAAGCAAATACGTTGACGACATAGTAGTACGCCCCCACTGCCAGCCCTGTAGGCAGCGCGCCGGTAGTCGTGAAAGACACCACCATGCCTTCGACAGGCGCAAACGTGAAAGTAACCACTGCCGGAGAAGCAATAGTTACGAAGATCGTAGAAGAGGTAACCCCCTTGGAAGCGTCCCAATAGTATAACGCGCCCCCGTTAGGACCGTATATCAGGTCTTCCCCGAAGTTCTGCTGATTCCATATGCGCAGTAGCGGAACAGTGGGATTGATGGGTAGCGGCGGGCTACCGCCCCAAGGCGCTGCGCCCCACCCTCCTGAACCCCAGCCAAGCAGAGGATTGGCGGCAGTTTCACCTGAGTTGACTTGGTACTGCGTAATGACGGAACCGCCCCCGGGAGAACCTGCAGCGTCTGTTGCATTCGCCGTCGCTCCTACGGTGATGGAGTAGGAGTTGGTGTTAATGACGGTGATGACGAATTCGCCGGTCAGTACGCTGGCAGTTATATTGCCGCCAAGCCCTGTAATACCCGCCCCCATGTACGTCACATAGTCGCCAGTCAGTGCGCCATGGTCCGTGTGCGTGACGTTGATTACAGCAGAGCCGTTCGTAGCAGTGAAAGGGTTTGTCAGCGTAACCGTGCTACGAATCGGCGTAACGTCGTTGTACGCTCCGCCAAGCTCGATGTAGAACTTGCGGTTTGTGCCTACACCCATAAGGTTCTGTGCTGACAGCGTAATCCAGTTCCAGAGGGAGCGACAGATACCTATGAACGTGTTTGCTGAAATGCGCACCCACCCGCCAATTTGCTCTGGCGTGCCTTGCCGAAAACGGATTTTGTCGCAGTCGTACCAGCCGCCTTCAGTGGTATACCGCGTGTTTTCGCGATTGACGCCGGCTTTGAAAACGGCTTTGAACAAGGACACGGCTACTCCTTCAGGAAGAGCGCACGCTCAGCAGCGCGGCGGCGCACAAGTCCCGGCAATTTTACCCCTTGTGCATAGACCCAGCGTGGGAATTGATCGGCTGCGCCTTCGTAGTCGCCAGCCAGCAGGCGGCGGCGCAGTGTGCTGATCTCAAGGTTTCCCGGCCCGGCGTTGAAACTGAAGTCCACCAGCGCGGCGAACATCCCCGGCGTCATCTCCACCGGGCACAGGGACCACACCGCTCGCGCGTGCTTGGCGAGATCCTCGTTGCACCATTCGTCCGCCTCGGCCCGCGTGATGGGGTGATAGCGGCTCAGGGACTCCCACTTGTTGCGACTCAGCAGCCTGCCCCAGCCCTGTGTCGGAAAACCTACAGGGTCGTGGTACGGGTAGATCAGGCCATCCTGACCCACCCGGTGCAGCCCCTCGAACTCATGCGCGAGGTCGCGGGCAAGATGCAACCAGCGGCCCAAGGATCACCCCGCACGCTTGTCATTCTGGGTGCTGCCGCCGAACGCCGCCCGCATCGTGCGCTGGCCGAAGTAGTAGCCCAACACCAGCAGGAGCACTGCCCAGTCCTGATCGGACCATGTGGCGAGAATCGCGGCTTCCTTGGTGGTGTTGGCGGCGAGCGACTCAAACAAAGTCCACTTGTAGACCATGTAGAACCCGAACGCGGCATAGGTGATGACGGGCCGCACCATGCCGAGGATGAAGTCCAACAGCGCGAACAGATAAAACACCGGCACGATCACCACCGCGCCCCAGCGAGTGTCCGTCACCCATTCCTTCGCCGCGTCCAGCAGTTGCACCCCGAACGATTGCTGCGGCGTGCGCAGCGTCTTCATCTCGGCAATGTCTGCTGTCGCGCTGATCTGCTCCATGCGCCACAGGTGCTCCTGCGCACCCTGCTCAAGCCGCAACTTCATCAGGGCAAGCTCGTGCGCGTACTCCTGCTTGCGCTCGAACCACTTGAACACTTGCGGAACGAGCGGCCCGAGGAAGCCCGTGATGAAGGAGAGGATCTCAAGCATGGATTACTCCACAGGGGCTAGGCGCTTGATGAACGCTTGGATGTCACCGTAGAACTTCTTGGTGCCGATGTGCGCGCAGGTCATACGCGGGTCGAGCCAGCAGTCGAACCCAAGCTCCGCGAGCTTCTTGAAGAGCACGGTGTCCTCAGAATACAGCACGCCGTCCACGATCTGGACATCACACACCATGCGCCGCACGCGCCCTTCGTTGGCGTATTCCGGGCTTGCCTCCCAAAGCGCAGTAAATGCCTTGCGGCTAAGGCGTACGAACCCGGTGCCCAGCGCGTCGACCTTGATCAGGCCGTTCTCGTGCACCGTCAGGTCGCGGGTCTTGGTGACATAGATCTCGGCATCGTCGGTCTTCTTGCGCGCTGTGCCACCCACGACATCCTCTGGGCGGGCGAGCAGTTCCATGACCCAGTGCGGGTTCCACTCCATGTCGGAGTCGATGAAGATCATGTCGTCGTACTCGCCCTCGACGGCAATACCGAAGAGGTCGTTGCGCGCCCGCTGGATCAGCGCGTCGTAAGACATGAACACCGGATGCACGAAGATGTTGCTTGCCTGCGCGATGCGCACGGTGTTGATGAGCGAGTTCGTGTACCAGACATCCAGCCGACCATCGTAGGCCGGCGTGGCGATCAGGACGTTGCGCTGGGGGAGTTCCTCAGACATACGCCTTGCCTGCGGCAATCGCGGCGTCCACGGCAGTCATGTCTTCATCGGTCCAGTATTCCTTGACACGCATCAGTTCGAGGTGCGCGACGTTGCGACCGACTGCATCCTTCTTTTCCTGCTCGCTTGCCCCCTTCATCTGCTGGCCCGCGATGATCGCGTTGATGAGCCAGACGCTGTCGCCCAGCGCGCTGTACTGCTGAGCGATTTCTTCGGGGGTAGGGGTATCCATCACTTTGCTCCTTGAAGTTGCGCGACTTGCGCTTGGAGAGATTGAACTTGTGCCGAGAGATCTTGAATCGCTTTCACCAGCACGGGCAGCAGTTTGCCATAGCCGGCTTCCAGCTTGTCGGGGTTGCTTGCGTACACAAGACCGGGGATCTCGGTCTCGGTGGCTTCCTGCACCTCCTGCAGATCCTGCGCGATGAATCCGGTATCGGGCACGCCGACCTTGCCGCCGTCGCGCATGGCCCATTCAAAAGCCACAGGACGCAGTGCGTTGACGAAATCCAACCCCGCCGGCAGGGGGCGCACATTGCGCTTGTCCCGTGCATCCGAGAGCGCGGTGATCGTGGTGACCTGCGCGCGGATGGTCGCGATACTGCTGTTGCCGAGCGTGATCTCGTTGGAGACCGTGGCGCTGGACGATGCAGCGTTGTAGCCGATGATGGTGTTGTTGGAGCCGGTGGTCAGGTTGTTGGTGCCAGAATTGCCGGCGTTAGCGCCAAGAAGGGTGTTTTGCGTACCAGTAGTAATCGCAGAGCCGGCGAAACATCCAACTGCAGCGTTATTATTACCAGTAGTAGCTTGCGACAAAGCCGAGCGTCCAACGGCAACATTCTCAATTCCGGTTGAGTTGACGCTAAGCGCCAAATAGCCTACAGCCGTGTTTGAGTAGCCCGTGGTGTTAGCTGCTAACGCGCGACCCAACGCGGTGTTTTCGTACCCAGTCGTATTGGCCCCTAGAGCGGTAAAGCCGACGGCTGTGTTTGAGTATCCGGTAGTATTGGCGTCAAGGGCCGTCGCTCCCACAGCTACGTTATCAACGCCGGTGGTGTTTGCTTCAAGTGCACGGCGCCCAACTGCGACGTTATTAGTGCCTATTGTGTTAGCGGCAAGCGAGCCTGCGCCAAAAGCAGTATTATCATTGCCGGTAGTATTGGAATCCAATGCTTGATAGCCAAAAGCTACATTTTGCGATCCGGTCGTGTTGGCGTAAAGCGCCTGATGCCCTACGGCAGCGTTATTGCTGCCAAAAGTGTTCGTTCGCAGTGCCTCGTTGCCTACGGCAGTATTATAATTGCCTGTAGTGTTTGAGAACAGCGCTTCATTGCCGGTCGCCGTGTTGTAGTCGCCAGTAGAAGATGTAAGTGCGGCGCGCCCTACAGCCGTGTTTCTACTTCCGGTGGTATTTGCACCAAGAGCTTCGCTGCCCAGCGCGGTGTTGTACACGCCGGTTGTATTGGCATCCAGCGCTTGGTACCCAAGCGCTGCGTTATCTTGGCCTGACGTATTCGCCTTGCCCGCCTGATACCCGATGAACGTGTTATTCACCCCGGTAGTCGAGTTCCCCGCCTCAAAGCCCAGCGAGGTCTCAAACGGCGTGGCCGAGTCGGTGTCGCCCAGCAGCGAAGCGCCAGCAGCCGCAGAAGTCCAAGTCGTGCCGTTGCTCGTGAGCACGTTGCCCGACGCGCCGGGGGCTACGAAGAGCGGAGCGGAAGTGCCATTGCCGAGGATGACGTTGTTGGCCGTCAGCGTGGTTGCACCCGTGCCGCCGTTGGAAACGGGTAGCGTGCCAGAGACATGCGTGGTAAGGCCGATCTTGCCGTAGGAAGGTGCTACCCCTACACCGCCCGAAATAAGCGCGTTGCCCGTTGCGACATCGGCCAGCTTGGACAGTGCAGTGGTGGTCGAGGCGAACAGGAGGTCACCGACGGCATAAGAAGACTGCCCGGTTCCGCCGTTAGCGGCCACCAGCGTGCCTGCGACTGAGACCGCCCCGGAGGTCGCCGTAGCTGGAGTCAGGCCCGTGGTGCCGAACGTGATCGTCGTGACGCCCGTTGCCGAAGGCGTGGCCGAAGTCCAAGTCGTGCCGTTGCTGGTCAGAATGTTTCCGTTTGTGCCGGGAGCCACAAATTGCACAGGCGAGGCGCCATTGCCGAGGATCACGTTGTTGGCGGTCAGCGTGGTTGCGCCAGTGCCTCCCTGCGCCACCGTAATCGTGCTCAAAGGAAGCGTAGACGCCACCTTTGCAAAGTCGGAACCGTTCCACGCAACAACACAGCGCTCGCCAGCAACAACCGTTACACCCGTGGTCGGCCCCGCACCTCGCAGAACAATCGACTGTGTCCCGCCCGTGGAGTTGATAACCACATAGACTTTGGTTCTTGCCGGCGCAGTGATATTTCGCGTCAGCGTACCCGTAGCCGTCCACAAAATGACCGCTTGGCGTGCTTGATTGGTCGCACCTGTTGTGTCAGTAAGTGTTACGTCAGCATCCGTGCTGAGCGTAGTCGTTCCGGCTACAGCGGAATCCAGCAGCGTCGTGATAGCGTCATTTACCGTCTGCCCCCATGTGCCGGTAAGATCGCCCGTGACCGGCAGCGCGAGTCCAAGATTTGCAGTGTATGTCGTCATGGCAGTCGAATAAGCGCAGAAGTTGCTGTGGGGGCAGGCATTGCGACAACAAAAGGTACGCTGGGGGTCGCTACCTTGTCAGCGCCGAAATCCAGCACCGCGATGCTTGGATTGGTTGTTCCGTTGTCCAGATAGATCAACGCCCCTCGCGCGACAAACGACGCACCTGTCCAAGTTGCATCGCTGAACCCGAAGAACGCGGTCGTGCCCGTTGAGGTTGGCGCAGTGGTGACCGTGATGATCGTTCCACCTGCTGTATAGCCGGTACCCGTAATCTCGCCAGAAGCGGTGTACCCTGTGGTGCTTGCGCCGATATTCGCTGTGGCCGTGTACAAAGCCATCCGGTAAGTGCCGGCGTTGAAGTTGAACGATGCTGTAAGCAGTCCAACCTTGAACGACGTTGTGAGGGTTTGTGCGATGGGCATATCACCTCACCGGGGTTTTTTGGAAGCCTGACCGGTACTGGTCTTGCTTTTCTGCCCCATCGCCCAGCCTCTTGGCAAGCAACAGCGCTTCCTTGTACTTGTCGTCGTACAGCTTGATCAGATCTGCCTCGCCCTTGAGGAAAACGTAACATTCGACAAGCGCGCCGTAGAGCAGCACGGTGTCCATGTTGTCCCCGAGCCATGTGCGCCCACTTACCGCCGTCGTGATCGACTCGGGGTAGTGGTAGTACTCAAGCGGGAGACTGTAGGCGAGATCTGGCGTCGGTCCCAGAATGAACCGAAGCTCCTTGGCGTCAGACTGATCTACGCCGTAGATGCCGTACACCTTAGGCAACCCCGTAGCCGCGACCGTCGGATACGTCTCTCGGATGAAGCTGGGGTCTTTGTTCAGCAGGTAGGTGTACACGCCCGAAGCAGGAACGACTGCCAACGAGTGCGCTGAAAGGAAGTCCGAAGGGCAGGTGATGTACGGCGACCCGATGACCGCCGTAAGCGTCGTGGCTTTCCGAGATGCCGCAAAATTGACCGTCTGGTAGATGCGCTGCTCCGCCTGCTTGATGCAGGTGTTCACATCAACCGTATCGAAGGTGTTCTCTAGGAACCCCTGAATCGCTGCGACAAGCTCGGTATAGGTCATATCTTACGCCATCGGCCCACGCGCCATGGTGCCCTTGGTAGCGGCCCCGGTACCGCGAATCTTGATGCCCGATGTCTTGATCTCAGGACACGGTTTGTTGGAGTACGCGCCAACGCTAACGCGCATGTTCTGCAGCGTGGGTTCTGCCGGCTGTTTGGTCTTGGCCATTATTTTCCCACCTTGCCTTGGTTCTTGACACGAGCCATGTTACGGCCCATTTGCTGTGCCATCGCGGACGTGACACCGCCCTTTGCCATCTTGTGCATCCGCTGCTCGTGCTTCTTGACTTCGGCCGATGCGACCTTTTTCATCTTATCCATGTGGACCTCCGTGACTACGATATCGTTACTGTACCGAGTTCTGCGCGGCTCACCAAGTAGTTTGGCGTCAGCCCGTCATCGTTGGCTCTAGGGCCCCCTACCGGCGCCCATCCCCACTGCGTGATGCGGCTCCCGTCGCCGGGGTTGCCGAGCACGTTGAGCCCCGAAGAGACGTAGCTTCGATCCGGGCGGGGGTTGCGCACGGCTTGAGGGTCTTCAATCGGGAAGGTGCCCAGAAGCAGCTGAGGGTGACTGGCCTCCCAGCACTCCCGACACACCATGATGTTCACTTGCGTGAACTTGATTGTCAGTTGCTTAAGTTGGCGCAGCTTAAAGCGAAACCCACACCTGTCACACTCCGCAATAGAGTGTCTGGCTGATGCGAACGGCTGGGGCATACATCATCTCCCCAACGGCGAAAAGCGCGGGATAAATCGCACCGACGCCTTCTCCCGGTCCTCGTCAGACGCAAGCTGCCACGCTTCGTCGTACTGCGCCTTAAGCATCTGGACGCGATCCATGCTCTCGGGCCGCTTGATTGCAAGGTAGTACGCCAGCCCCGCCACCATGCAGGGAATGAAGCGGAAAGGCACGTCCATCGTGTTGGTGCCGTTGCCTGCGTCTTGAATGCGGCGAAGCCGCCAGTAGACCAGCGTGTAAGTCTGTGACGTGTCTGGCACCGGCCACAAAGTGACCGTGGGGACATCCACACCCCGCTTGACGAAATACTGAAGAGGGCGCGCTTGCTGCAGCTTGTTTGGCAGCGTCGAGTAGGTCGAAACGCTGATGCGAGAGATGGCGATATCTGTCTGGTTGGAGACGGAACCTGCGTTGGTACGAATCACCGCCTCCATGATGTCCACGGTATCCGCCGGCAGCGGGTATGCTGCCGTTCCGGGCGTGAGCACTTGTGACAGTTGCTCAAACGTGAACATGTTGAGCCCGCGATTGGCCCAATCTGCAAACAAAAGGTTGAGACTTCGACGGGCGGAGCGCATGTCATAGCCCGTGCGAATCTCGAAGCCAGCACGCTCCCCTGCCTCTTCGACTAGCTCAACAAGGTCTAAGTCAAATAGGGTGGTGCCGGATGTAGTCATGCTATCTCTTCGCAGTCTTTGCCGACTGCACGAACGCTTGTGCCGTCGGCGCACCGGGGGCGCCGGGCTTGCGCATCTTTTCGCCGCTACCGGCAGCGATACGCTTACGCTTGGCGTGAATGTTCTCGTACAAGCCGCCTTTGGCCAACATCTTGACAGGCTCAGTGCCGTCACGCTTGACCACTGTACGCGGGCGCTTAGCCGGGGCAATCGCGCCCATGCC